TGGAAGTTGACGCGCCACCCGAGCCCGAACCGGTCCCTGAGAGCCATCTTCTCTTCAATCAGATGGCCTCCTCTACAAGACCGATCAGGCCCCCCCGAGCTTGGTCCGGTACGACGATTGATCAGCGCTATAAGCGCATCGCGTCCGTCCCTTCGCTCGCCAACCCGCCGCCCTTCTTCTATCATTGCCGCCTGCTCGCGCAGGCAGAAGAAGCCATCGCCGACGCAGTGGCACGCAAACTCAAAGACGCAGAAATGCGTCCGATCGTTGAGAAGCGTGACCACTACAACCATCTCGCCTTCCGGTCTTTCGCACATTCTTTAGGAGCTCAGGTGGAGTCCTTCGATAAACGCGAGTCCGATAGGGCCTTAAGTGAGATGCTTGGTGCCGTCGGCGTTGCAGCTACGGGTACTTTCCGATACCAGGAGTTCACGACCACCGATCCTATTGTGGCGTTCTCCCTGTATATGGGCCGGAAAGTCTTCGCCCCCGCCAACCCCCTTCACCCGCCGGATATACAGCCGTACTACGACCGTATGACCACCCCTCCGGCGGCTCCCCTCCCTTCCAAGGCCGTTCTGTTCTTCGAACGGCTCGCTCGGATTTTGTGTCGGCGCCCGCGCAATTTCTGTTGGTCTAAACAGACCATTTCAGCGTCTCCCAAGTCCTGTATCGAACGGACTAGTTTGGAGGGAGGAAAAAGGGTCTCCCTATTCGTCGAACATGATGCACCGTTTCGCGACAAGCGCGGCGTAATTGCTAAGGTAATCTATACCGGCGGTAAGCATCGAACGATAGGGGTCAACTCGGCCGCGACGCATCAGTTCTCTGTCCTTAATCGGATCATGGGGAAGAGACTGAGAGGTTTCAAGAGCGCTATCTTCGGACGCGAAGTAGAAGACTGGGTGGCTGACGTTGAGGAGAACATTCTCCGTCATGCCGCTTCCGACGACTTCACTTTCGTGTCCGGGGATCTTAAGAGCGCAACCGACCTCTTGCATCGTGACATCGCAAAGATCTTCTGTGACGAACTTGTGGACCAGTTCGATCTAGATGAAGATCAGACAGAACTTCTTCGTGGCTATACTTATCAAGCCCGTTACTACGAAAGAAGGTATCTGAGCGTTGTCAAAGTGCGCTCGTGCGGCTGTTTCGATCCAGAGAAATGCGACCACTTCCTCGAACAAGTGGGCGGATGGAATATGGCCTCCGATGTATCGTTCCCGATACTGTGCGGGGCCTCAATGTATATTCTCATAACCGCCGCGGGAAGGATGGACGAATTCCTCGCTATCGTCGACGAAAGAAAGAGAAAAGAATGGCTAACCGCTTTTGACGAGGGCGGTTTTAATGGGGATGATGTGGCCCTCTGGGGGCCTAAAGAAAGGGAGAAGAGCTGGCTTGAGGCCGTCGTATCGATCAACGGCGTCCCCGAACCGGCGAAAAGCCCATCCAACCCGGTTTACTTTACAGTAAACTCCCGACTCTTCGCACTCAAAAACGGCAAAGTCGAC